CTCGGCCTCGGGTTCGCTGAGCGGGTGGCGCTGACCTGCAACGAGCCGGCGCTGGTGTTCAGTCTGGAGATGACCGACGTCGAGCTGACCAACCGTGTGCTGTCGTCGGTGGGCAGTGTCCCGCTCAAGCACATTGCCGAAGGCCACTCGATGGCCGATGCGGACTGGCCGGGCCTGACCGGTGCGGTGAACAAGCTCAACGATGCCCCGCTGATCTTCTGCGATGACGCCTCGCTGACCATGCGGGATATCCGCCAGATCTGCCGCACGGTGAAGCGCGAGCACGGCCTGGGCATGGTCGCCGTCGACTACATCGGCCTGATCAAGGGCGAGCAGCGAAACGCGAGCCGCTACGACGTGGTGACCGAGATCAGCAAGGGCCTGAAGCGCCTGGCCAAGGAACTCGGCGTGCCCGTGGTGGTGCTGGCCCAGCTCAACCGTGGGCCGAAGACGCGGGGCAACAAGCGCCCGACCAAGAGCGATTTGCGCGACTCCGGGCAGATCGAGGCCGACGCCGACGTGGTGGTGCTGGTGCACCGCGACAACGACAGCCCCGCGGGCCAGGCCGGCGTCACCGAGCTGATCGTGGACAAGAACCGTCATGGCCAGGTGGGCGTTGCACATGTCCAGCACCAGGGCCAGTTCCACCGCTTCGCTGAGCTTGTCGGCGGCTACCAGCCGAGCGATGAGGAGGTCGAGATGAACCGCCCGTACAAGGGTCGCCAGTACGGCAAGGGGAAAGCCGCATGACCAACGTAACGGCCCTCGCGCCGCGGAAAAGCATGACCCAGCCCGAGCGCAAGCTGCTCCAGGTGCTGGCCCAGGAACTGCCATCCATGGCCGCCGGGCCCACGGTGATGGCGTGCCTGCTCCAGCTGGTGGCCAGTTGGATGGGCAGCCCGTCGCCCCTCTGCTTCGAGGACTTCGCCAAGGCATGGGTGCTGCAGGGCAACGTCAAAGGCGCCGCGGCCGAGCAACTGCTGCGCGATGTCCTGGGGATCACCCCGCCGCCGAAGGGGGCCGCATGACAGGAATCTATCGAGACGTGCTGCCGGCGATCGTCCGCGTCCTGGCCGCCGATGCCATCGACAACACGGCGAAGCAGAGCTGGCAGAAGCTGATCGATCGCAAGGTCGACGGCGGCTACCGCGCCTTGCTGTCGGCCCGGGACCAGTTCGAGTTCGACTGCATGCTGCACGCCTTGCTGCACCGCGAGCTGCTGCCGGTGGAGTGGGATGTGCTGTACGCCCGGTATTCGACGCACAACGGCCGGCGATTGCAGGCGGTGAGCCGGATGCCAGCCAGGATCTCCAGCCCGGCGCCGCGTATCTTCCTGACCTACGCGGTATCGAGCTGGTGCATCCCGAAGCTGAAGGGGAAGGACGGCAAGCGCTCGACCGATGTCCTGGTGCTCTCTGACAAGTGGTACGACATCAACGAGTGGGACACCGAGGCGCGGCCTGACTCGACCAGGAGTCGATGGCGGCGAGATATCTGGAAGGCGCTGGATGCGTTGGAGGAGCAGGCCATGGTGCACGTGACCGAGATCCTGGAGCGCGAAAGGTTGCTGGAGGTGGGTTGACTTGTGTGAGCGTTTGAGCGAAATTGCCCACATCTGCTGATCCGTGCGCGTCGCACAGACCGGCAACGAAACCCGGCCCTTGCGCCGGGTTTTTTATTGCCCAGAGATTTGGAACCGTGGTCGGCACGGCCCGCAAGGGGGAGCCGAACACCGTCTGCCGGCGGTGCGGTGATACGGGAAAACACCGGCAGAACAGGCGTATCGCCATCCTCGATACTCCCGGTGCGGCCTGTTCGGGCAGCGTGGAAAGACACGCACTCAATGCAGGTGAATGCGCAGGCTGATGCGCGATGTGGCCACTGGAAATCCGGGTACCGCTTGAATGCGCCCTTCGGGGAAGTGCGGCGAGGCACCGTCAGTAACTGTGGGTAGCCCCTTGAACACGGGTAAGCCGGAGATCAGCGCCGGCCCCTGCACCCATACCAAGGCCCAGCCATAGCGCTGGGCTTTTTCGTTTCCGCCCCGCAGAGGGGATATCGAGATGATGAAGATGTCCGACAAGCCCGAGCTCCTGGCCATTGCGCTCGCGTGGCTGAGCCAGCACGCGCCCGTGCTGTACGCAGGCGGTCTGTCCTTCCTGGTCGCACTTACCCGCGTGATCTATGGCGGCGGCACTCGTCGGCAGGCGTTCCTTGAGGCTGCGCTCTGCACGCTGATCACCCTGGGCCTGATCCCCGTCATGGAGTGGCTCGGCCTGCCCCAGAACATGGCTACGGCGGCCGGCGTGTTCACAGGCTTCCTCGGTGTGAAGAAGATCGCCGAGCTTGCCGATCGCTTTGCCGACTGGAAGCTGCCGAAGCGCGAGGGCTGACCATGCGCGGAAGCATCAGTGCCCAGGACCTGGACGACGCAGTCGCCTCCCTGGCTGGCCTTGGCGGCGATCTGCCCAACCGTGTGCTGGCCGACGCCCTGAACCACACCGCCAACCAGGCGAACCAGGCACTGCGGTCGGAGATTGACGATGTGTTCGATCAGCCGACGCCCTTCACTCGCAACGCCATCCGCATCCTGAGCGCTACGCCGAACCGCCTGGAGGCTGCGCTGTGGGTGAAGGACGAGAAGGACCATGCATCGAAGGGGCAGGCGCCGGAAGACTGGGTGGCGCCCCAGGTATTCGGCGGTCCCCGGGTGGACAAGGCTTCGGAGCGCAACCTGCGAGCCAAGGGCATCTTGCCCAAGGGGATGTTCATCGTGCCCGCCGCAGGTGCTCGCCTGGACCAGTACGGCAACATGAGCCGCGGCCAGATGATCCAGATCCTGTCTGGCCTGGGCGCCCTGGAGTACCGAGAGGGTTCCAAGCACAACGCCACCGACAGCGCCAGGTCTCTGGCCAAGGGGCACCAGCAGGCCTACTTCGTGATGAAGCGGGGCAGGGTGCCAATCGGCATCGGTGAGCGGCGCGACAAGACGCTGGTGATGGTGCTGGCCTTCGTGCGCTCGCCCCAGTACCGCGAGCGCTTCAAGTTCTTCGAGGTGGTGCGACGCATCGCCGAGGACGACGCCAGGCTGGAGGCGAACATCGAGGAGGCCATTGCCAAGGCTGCGCAGGGACGGACGCCGACTGAATGGAGGCGCCGACCTCGGTCGGGCCCGCGGGCCTAAACCGGGGCTTGTGACCTTCCGCGCCGTGCCTGGAGTGGCTGCACGGTTTTGGTGCGTGATTCTTATTGTCCAGCACAAAACCTAAAACCAGCTGGAACCCTCAAGGCGAAAAAATCCCTGGTTGGGGCACCCCCTGTCTAGGTTCTCCCCGGGGGTGGGGCCGTCGAGGGTAATTCGAACCCCGACCGCGGACTACATACCAGCTTTTTCAGGAGGGACCGTTTCCGGTTCCGGTTTGGTGATTCATGGCCACGCAGATCGAGATAGCGAAGCACCTCGACCTGAGCGACCGGCAGGTTCGAAATCTGCTTGCAGACGGCGTCCTGCCTGGTTCGAAGGGGAAGGGCGGCTTCGACATTGACGCCTGCCGCCTGGCGTACATCCGCTATCTGCGGGGGCTGGGTAGCAACCAGGTCAAACCGGAAACGGACCCTGAATACCCCGAGGGTATTGACCCGCTTGCCGAGCACAAGCTGACGCAGGAGCGCTTGCGGCTGACTGCGGCTCAGGCCGAGGGGCAGGAGCTGAAGAACGACATCAGCCGCCGGCGCGCAGTGCCGACGGACTTCGCCATGTTTGCTTTCTCCAAGCTGGCAGCCGAAATCGCTTCGATCCTCGACACCCTGCCCCTGACCTTGAAACGGCGCCACCCGGACCTTGAGGTTCGCCACATCGAATCGGTGCAACGCGAGCTGTCGAAGGCTCGCAACCGGGCCGCGCAGCTCGACGAGCGCCTGCCTGGATTACTGGATGAATATCTCGCAACCACAGCTGACTGAGCTCGCCTCGGCCATCCGGGCCGGTCTGAAGCCGCTGGAGCGGCCGGCGCCGCAGACGCCGGTGGAGTGGGCGGACGATAACTTCTACCTGTCCAGCGAGTCGTCCTACCAGGAAGGTGCCTGGGAGACGCTGCCCTTCCAGGTAGCGATCCTGAACGCCATGGGCAACGACGAGATCCGTACCGTCAACGTGATCAAGTCAGCCCGGGTTGGCTATTCCAAGATGCTGCTGGCTGCTGCCGCCTACCAGGTCGAGCACAAGCGGCGGAACATCCTGTTCCTGGTTCCCACCGACGGCAGCGCCGCCGGCTTCATGAAGTCGCAGATCGAAACCATGATCCGCGACGTTCCGGTCGTTCGCGAGCTCGCGCCGTGGTACGGCTCCAAGCACCGCGACAACACGCTGGACACCAAGCGCTTCACTCACGGCAAGCAGCTGTGGTGCCGCGGCGGGGCGGCGGCGAAGAACTACCGGGAGCTCTCGGCCGACACGGTCATCTACGACGAGCTGGCGGCCTTCGAGCCTGACGTGGAGAAAGAGGGCTCGCCGACATTCCTTGGCGACAAGCGCATCGAGGGCTCGACGTTCCCGAAATCGATCCGGGGCAGCACGCCGAAGATCAAAGGAACCTGCCAGATCGAGGCGGCGGCCGGCGAGTCGCCGCACCTGTTTCGCCTGCACGTGCCTTGCCCGCACTGCCAGGTGGAGCAGCCACTGCTATGGGGCGGGAAGGATTGCGAGTTCGGCATCAAGTGGGCGCCTGAGCGTCCGCAGGATGCCTGGTACAAGTGCGCGGCCAGTGGCTGCGACGTGCAGCAGCACGAGATGCAGGCCCAGCAGCCGAGGGGGCGCTGGGTGTGTGAGCGAACCGGCATCTGGACTCGCGATGCTCTGGACTTCTACGACGCCGACGGCGCCGCCATGCCAACGCCGGAGTCGGTCACCTTCCACGTCTGGACGGCCTACAGCCCGTTCACGACCTGGGGGCGGATCGTCCTGGACTTTCTCAAGGCCAAGGACGACCGCAACAAGCTAAAGACCTTCGTCAACACCACCCTGGGCGAGACGTTCGACGAGAGCGAAGGCGAGAAGGTCGACTGGGAGGTGCTGTACGGCCGCCGCGAGGTATGGACCGGTCAGGTGCCGGCCCTGGCGGTGCTGCTGACCGGCTTCATCGACACCCAGGACGACCGCTACGAGGGCCGCGTATGGGCATGGGGGCCGGGCGAGGAGGCCTGGCTGGTGCACCGATTCATCCTCATGGGCGACCCGGCCAG